GTCACAAATACAAGTTTTCGCAATTAAAGCTCCGTTGGGATGGTTTATACGTTTGTAGCTATGATTGGGAGATTCGTCAGCCTCAAGATTATGTAAAAGGCGTACGAGATAATATGTCTGTACCAGTTTCTCGTCCACAAGCTCCAGACGAATACACTATCGTACAATCCACAATTCAATTAGTTGACGGTTATGCTGTCGACACATATACACTAGGATAATATATGGGCCGTCCTTTATATACTAATAACGCAGCCACTTATTTGGCTTTCGGAATAACCAATACAGCAACAACAATGCAGGTATCTGCTAATGCTGGAAACCTATTCCCAAATCCAACTGGTGGAGACTACTTCTACGTTAGCTTAATCAGTCTGAGTGGCCCAATTATTGAGATTGTTAAGTGTACTGCTCGTAGCGGTGATATTTTCACTATTGAGCGTGGACAAGAAGGTACATCACCATTGTATTGGAACATGGGTGATAACGTACAGTTGCGTATTACTGCTGCTGGTTTAAATTTACTTGCTTCTGGTAGAGACACAGTAACAATATTTGAAGAATATCAAACAGCAACTGCAGGACAAACTATATTTACTATAGGTTCTTTTGCTTATTTAGTTGGGTATAATGCACTGGCTGTGTATATAAATGGCAGTAAACAAATTATAGGTTTAAATTATTTAGAAACGTCTACATCTGTTATTACTTTTAATTCTGGTTTAAATGCTGGTGACATTGTTGAATTTATTTTTGTAGAAAATATCTATGCCTAATATGTTATTTGCAAACAACTGTAACACTACTTTAAACGGTGGTATTACTGCTATAGCAACTTCAATGGTTGTTACGTCTGCGATAGGCTTTCCTACTCCTACAGGTTCTCAATATTTTTATTGCACATTAGCTGACGCAGCCACGCAAACAACTATTGAGATTGTTAAAGTAACTGCAGTATCAGGAACTACATTTACTATTGTTCGTGGTCAAGATGGTACTTCAGGAACTATCTTTGCTTCAGGAGCAGTAGTATCTCTTCGTTTAGTTGCTGCAAATCTTAATGACTTTCCTAAATTAGATGAATTAAATACATTTAGCCAAACACAAACATTTAGTGCATCACCTATTACATCTACATTAACTGGGTTTGTTTATGGTAACGGAGCTTCTGCACAAACTGTAGCAACAACTGCACAAGCATTATCTTTAATAGGCACTTTACCAGTAGCCAATGGCGGTACGGGTTTAACAACACTTACTGCTGGTTACATTCCTTATGGCAATGGAACAAGTCCATTTAGTTCTAGTGTTAATTTAACTTTTAATGGAATAGATTTATCTGTAGCTGGTAAGATATTTTCAAATACTACTAATTCAACGGCACAAATAAATGTTAATGGTTCTATAGGAATATATAACGGAGCAGGTACTTACAGTTTAGATACGTCACCAACTGGAATAACAATAGCAAGTCTTGGTACAGTAAATTATCCAAGCTGTTCAGGTGTTTTAATTGTTAATAATTGGAGTATTGGAAGTGTTGGTATTTTTACTTGCGGAGGTGGTGGAACAACTTTAATTACTGGTTCTAATGTAGGAGCATTAGCATATAATGCTGGAATAAACGGATATACTTGGACAAATACAGCAGTTTCCGCATACGTGTATGATTTCATGTTTTTTAGAACTAGGACTAATGCTTAATTTATGACATATACTTATAAACTTATTGAAGATACTATGTATCAAATTGATACAACATTTAATAATAATCCTATTACATTTAATGTAATTGTTTTTAAAGACATTTCTGAATTAGATGATTTAGTTAAATTTCATTTAGATTATTTATCTAATCCAAACCCTATATATACAACACCAACAGTTACAGTAGAATCTTTACAATCGCAACTAACAATTCTGCAAGACCAAGTTGCAGCATTAACCCCAACAGCAGCATAGGAAAAATTATGACTACTTTAATACCAAAATACGACCAAGGCGCAACAGGCGCAGTTAATAGACCATTTAATCTTAAATTACAAGAGTCTGTAAGCGTAATGGATTTTGGTGCTACTGGAAATGGAACTACAGATGATACTGTAGCCGTTCAAGCTGCTCTTGCTTCAGGAAAAAATATTGTATTTCCTCAAGGAACTTATCTTATTTCATCGCCTTTAAATATTACAACAGCAGGGCAGATATTATCAGGGAATGGCGGTATTTTGCTTCGTGCATCTGGAGCAATGGAAAGCAATTATGTTTTAAATGCTACAAGTATTAATAATTTAACATTTGAAGGCTTGCAGTTTGCGGTACAAACAGGAACTGCTCATGCACAAAATGGTGGGTTTATTCTTTTAACTACTTGTAATTTTATTGAAGTTTTTGATTGTAGTTTTAATGGCAAAATACCTGGACTTTCAACTCAAACTGAAAGTATTTTTAGTGCTGTAAATACTCCTAGCTGTAATCATATTTTAATTAGCAGAAATAAATTTTCTTACATTTATGGAAATTGTTGTGGTGCTAACAATAGCACAGGCTCTGGTGCTTATGGTGTAGATGTAGCTATTTCAAACAATTCTTTTTATAACACAGTAGATACTGGAATTGGAAATTGGACTGGCGCATACGATATAACAATTACTGGAAACATATTTTATAAAGATGATTATTCAACAGCATACAATGGAGTAATGATTGATGTTGCAGGAGCATCGCAAGTTGTAATTGATGGAAATTCATTAACTGGAAATGCTATTGGAGTTCGAGTATTAACAAATGTTAGCTATACTGATTCTCGTATTATTATTAGCAACAATACATTTCAAAACCAAGTAGCACCTAGCGGTTATCAAGCTCAAGCAATAGAAATATCTCATAATGATTTTACTGGAGGCGGTTCTTTATCAATGAGTGCTCAGATTTTAGGAAATACAATCACTCCTAATTCAAGTGCTTGGGGTATTAATATAACATCTACTGTTTCCACATTGACTAATTTTTTATTTTTAAGAGTAGACCAAAATACTTTTGACCTTCAATATTCAAGCAGTATTGGAGTTGTGTTCCAAGAAGTATCAGGAAAAGGGGCAATTTCAATGTTTCCTGGTAGCAATTCTTTTATTGGAAATGCTGGAACACCTACTACTGGAAATTTTCCTTCTGTAATTCAAATAGCTGGGGCGCAGACAAATAATGTTTTTATGCGTTCAAACTTCCAATTTACAGGAACTACAGCTACTGCTTTAGGATATTTCCCTTGTGGAGTTGGTTTATACGCAATGTCAGCAGCATTGGGAACTTGTACGGATGGTGCTGGAGTTGGTGGTCAATTAGTCCTTAATCCAATAGGAAGTTCTAATTTGCCAAACTATGCAACCATTAGTTCAAGTAGTTCTAATACTACCTTTACTAATGTTTGGAATCATGTAACAACTCCAGGCAATTATGCTTATACATTTAATCCTGCATCTGCTGGAAATACAGATAATTATTATTATTTAAATTGCGTAAGATTAATTTAATATGAAAACATTTACATTAGAAGATAACGAAGCAGCATTTATTGTTCGTGTAGTAGGGCAGCTTCCTACTGAATCAGGGGCATATCCATTGCTTCAAAAACTACAACAACAGTATGCTTTAATTACTGAAGAACCACCAAAAGCGGAATAATATGACAACCACTTACTCACAATCTAGGGACGCAGTTATTAATGGAGCACTCCGTGTATTGGGAGTAATTGGTGCTGGTGATAGCCCAACCCCACAGGACTATCAGAACTGCTCAGAAGCCCTAAATCTGTATATCAAACAACTACAGACTAAGGGTATGCCCTTATGGTTAGTAGAAGACCTCCCAGTACCTATGGTTGCAGGTCAATATACCTACACATTAGGCCCAACAGGTGATGTTATCTGTGACCGCCCATTAAGAGTTGTCATGGCGTTCATTAGAAGCCCTCAGGGGAACGATACAACCCTTCAGGTCATCTCACGTCAAGAGTATATGCAACAGGGCTATAAACCCTCTTCTTGCACTCCTAATCAGGTCTATTACGACCCACAGTTAGGTAATGGCGTACTGTATGTATTTAACAACCCAAATGCCGCAGGATGGACTATCCACCTACAAGTACAACAACCTATTTCAGACATCCTAACTCCTAATGCAGTTCCCCAATTTCCATCGGAATGGTTCAATACATTAAAGTTTGGATTGGCTGACCAGTTAGCTCTTGAGTATGGTGTTCCTGCACAAGTACGTGCTGAACTGGCTCAACGTGCCGCTAAGTATGAAGAAGTAATGACCGATTGGAGCCAAGAAGAGGCTTCTACTTCCTTTTCGCCCGATTATAGGTTCCGAAATTGATGCAACGCAATAAAAACGAATACATGAGGGAATACCTCAAAAATCACCCTGAATATAGAGAGGCTAGTAAAGCTCGCTCTAAAGCATGGTCTGAAAAAAATGCAGACAAGAAAAAAGAATATGCACGTCAATATTATTTAGCAAATCAAAAAAAGATTAAAGCTAAAGTTAATTCTCGTAGACTTCAAGATGTAGATGCCAAAAAACAATCTGATAAAGAATATTATCAAGCTAATAAAGATAAAATTAAAGTACGTGTAGGAACATGGCAAAAAAACAATCGTGCTAGATGCACTGAAAATGGCGCTCGTTATGACGCAGCAAAAATTAATGCTACTGCTTCATGGGCTAATATTGAACGAATTAAATGCTATTATTCTGTAGCTGCAATGTTAAATCGTGAAGGATTAGATGTGTGGCACGTTGACCATATTGTTCCGTTGCGTGGAAAAACTGTATGCGGACTTCACGTTGAAAATAATCTTAGGGTAATTACTCAATCTGAGAACTGCTCTAAATCTAATAGTTTTAGGAACTAATTATGGCAATTAGCCGTATACCTCTTGCTCATAACATTGGTAGTCGTGATGGAACCTTAAACAAGGATTCAAAGCTAGGCAATGCGATTATTGAAGTAGAGAAAAAAGAGTCTATTGCAGCCGTTAAACGTCCAGGACTCAAAACCTATCAGACTCTAACTGCAGGAGAAGGACTTGGTATATTTGCCGCTGGTAGCCACTTACTTACTATTATTGGAACTACCTTCTATGACAATGGAGTTGCTAATGCTACCCCCGTTGATGGTTCAGATGAGTATGATTTCATCTACTCAGTAGACCAATCTCAAGTCTTTTTTAAGAATGAGAGCCACGGATATGTCTATACCATTGCAACAAGCACCATTTTAGATTTACAAGGCACCATAACGACGCAAAACGGTACGACCATATCAGGTACGCCTGTTGTAACATTATCTGTATCCAATCCCGCAATTCAGATTGGACAGATTGTGACAGGGACAGGTGTTCCCCTTGGCACTTATGTTTTAACTATATTTGGTACTGCCTTAACTTTAAGTCAAAATGCTACAGCTTCTGCAACCGTTACTCTTACCTTTACTACCTCTTATCCTGGTACTACTGTATCGGGTGCGGTGTTTGTGGACGGGTATTATGTTGTTGGGACTCCTCAGGGTTTGCTTTATAACTCTAACGTAGAAGACCCTACAACTTGGCAAGCAATTAACTACATTGGTATAGTGTCTGATGCCGACCCTCTTTTAGCCATTGGTAGAACAATTAACTATATTGTTACTTTTGGTTCACATCATATTGAGTTCTTCTATGATGCAGGTACATCCCCAGGCAGTCCATTTCTACCATATCAGAACTCTGTCATTCAATTTGGAGCCGCAGCAGAAGACTCTTTAATACAAATGGATAACACTCTTGTTTGGATGGGTACAAGCCACCAAAAAGGTTTTCAAGTAATGGCAATGTCTGGTCAATCCCCTCAGATTATCTCTAACCAGTATATTGAAAGAATTATTAATAATTGCAATCCTGACCTTGCTTATGCTTTTAGCATCAAAACATCAGGGCACTCCTTATACGTATTAACCCTTAGAGACTTAGGGTATACCCTAGTATATGACTTTGCTCAAAATGGTTGGACATATTGGACTTCCACCGAAAATAACGTAGAAGGTTATTTTAAGGGTCAGTTCTATACCAAGTATCAGGATATGGATTTAATCCAACACGAGACCAATGGTAAGGTCTATGAGTTTGACCCTAATACTTACAATGATGACGGTAACCCTATTACTGTATTAGCTCGTACTCCATTAGTGGATGGTGGCGATAATCTACGTAAGTTTTGGAGAAGCGTACAGGTTGTAGGCGATAAGGTTGATTCTTATGCCCTATTGAGATATACCAGTGATGACTACCAAACCTTTTCTGCGTGGCAGAACGTCAATCTCAATACCTCTAAATCCGAAGTCCATAGACTAGGGCAAGGCCGCAGAAGAGCGTTTGACTTACTTCACCAAGATAATGTACCCTTGAGACTTGAATATTTTGAAGTGGATGTCGAAAAGGGGGATACATGATTGAATACAAAGAAGAGACTTTTGACCAAGTAATTGATGAAATTAAGCCTTTATTAGAAGACCATTGGGAAGAAATAGCCTTAAATAAAGAGGTTATCAAACTCAATCCAAACTATGAAATGTATGAAAAACTGTGCAATGCTGGGGTAATGAGGATTGTTACCGCTAGAGATGACGGTAAATTAATAGGTTATTGTATTTGCATTATTGCCTATAACTTGCATTATAAAGATAGTTTGACAGCTACAAATGATATATTTTTTATATCTAAAGATTATCGAAAAGGCTCAACAGGAGTAAAATTGTTCATTAAGAACGAGGAAATCCTAAAGAGCTATGGTGTTCAGCGTTTAATAATGAATACTAAAGTACACCAAGATGTTGGTGCAATATTTGAGCGTTTAGGATACAAACAGACAGAACGTGTGTTTGGTAAATTAATAGGATAGAATCATGGCAGAATCAACCGCAGCAGCAGCAGAATTTGTAGGCCCTGTATTAGGTGCTGGAGGAGCAGATGTTGCAGCCGCAGATGCAGGTGCATTAGCATTTTCAGCAGATGCCGCAGCACAAGCAGCAGCAGGAACAATGTCTGTTGCAGACGCATTATCTAATGGTGCAACTGCAAGTCAATTACTTCAAGCTGGACTTTCAGGAGAGCAATTAGCTCAAGCTGGATTAACTGCAGAACAAATTGCACAAGCGGGTGGAACTGCGGCTCAATTAGAAGGTGCTGCTGCAGGTGCTCAAGCTACGCCATTCCAATTAGCAGACGGTTCAATGGGTTCTATTCAAGGCGGTGATATTCTTGATGCTTCTGGTAAAGTTATTGCCCAAGGTGGCGTAGGAACTACACTGGGTGACTTAGCTGGATATGCCAAGACTGGTGCTCAATTAATAGGCGGTATTGGACAATTAGGACAAGCTGCATCATTACTTGGTGGCGGTGCTACTAAACCAGGTGTTGCAGACCCATACGCTCAATACCGTTCACAAGCAGCTTCCCAGTTACAGAACTTACTGGCAAACCCAAATACCATTACCTCTACTCCAGGTTACCAGTTTAACCTTCAACAAGGCTTACAGGCTCAACAAGCTCAACAAGCTGCACAGGGTCGTTTAGTATCAGGCGGTGGATTGTTGCAAGCTCAACAGTTTGGTCAACAATATGCTACTTCTAGCTTACAACAACAACAAAACTTACTAGCCACATTATCAGGTGCTAATCAAGCTCCTGCAGGTGCAGCACAAGCTCAACAAGGTATTAACTTTGGTCAAGCAGGTCTAGGTGCGTTGGGATTACAACAGTTAGCTGGTGGAGCAGCAAACGTACTAAACCCATTACAAACACTCTATTCCCAATACAATCAATCATCTCCTTCGGTGAGTTAATATGGCAAGTCTTTCAGAATTAGCTAATGTATTGCAAACAAGCCCTGCTCAAGCATTTAGGCAGGAAGATATTGCATCGCAACAATATGGATTACAGTCACAAGCCTTACAACAAGCCAAACAAGACATGGCACCACAACAACCATTAGCTGGTATGGCTGGTGGTATGGGTGCAGGTGGTAAACCACAAGCTGGACTAGGTGCTATGGCTGGCAATATGTTAGGCCCACAATATAAGTTGACAACCCCTGATGGAGAAATGACAAGTGCTGGTTTGGTTAATCAAAGTATGGTTACTGCTCAAACAGAAGCACAACAAGCTCAAAAAGCCCTTAAAGATGCTAGTTATCTTAAAGCTATGGGTAAGACTGCAGAAGCTCAACAAGCTGAACAAGAAGCTCGTAGATTACAAACTAGGTCTCAAGAAACATTAAAAGATGCTCAAAAACAAAAGACTGAAGCTAAAGATGATTTTGCTTCTACTTTGTATGGTGCAAAGAGCCAAGTAGACTATGACCGTCGTTTAAAAGACGCTTTAGAGCGTACTGGTATTGAACCTCCTAAAGATATGCCTACAACTTGGACTCCTGACATGAAAGAGAAATTACTTTCTAAAATGTCTCCTGTTATGAGAGCCAAGATTGAATCTCAAGACCGTGCAGAAGCTGCTGCTGACCGTGCCGAGAAACGTGCAGATTTACAAAACCAACATTTAGTAGCTTTGATTCGTAATGGCCCTGGCGGTGGTAAAGAATCTCCTGCCGCTAGTCGTGTAATCCAAGCATTTACGCAAACCTCAGATGCACTTGAAAATCTTGCTAATTTGCCAATTACAACTACTGGCCCAATGTTTCAACAAAAACAATTTAATAGTTTGTATACAGCCCCACTATCTGCATTAAATCAGAAATTATCAGATGAAACATCACAAAAGTTACAAACTCGTATGACTGGTGTTGCTCGTGGATTGGCGGCATTGGAGTCTGGTGGTGCAGCAACTGGTTTAGTTGGATTGACAGATAGTATTGAAAAAGGTGTATTCATTCAAGCTGGTTCGTCTCTTAATGTCACATTAGATAAACTTGGTGAGATGCGTCGTATTGTTGAGTCTTCTGCAAAAGCTCAAATGAGTGACCCTAAGATTGCTCCAGAACGCAAAGCCTTAATTCAACAAGAATTAGACATAGTTCGCAAAGCAATTCCATTTACTCAAAAAGATATTGATAGGGCAGCAAAAGAAGCCCAAGACAATCCTGATATGAGTTTTACAGAATTTACTACAAAGAATCCAATTGGTGGTGAAAAGCCTCGTGGCACTGGTACTAAAGAAGACCCAATCAAACTAGATTAAAGACTACTATGCCAGTATATGAATACCAAGGTCAGCATTACGATATTTCTGAAACAGACCCTTCAAAAGCTAAAGAAAAGATTATTTCTCACCTTGGTAAGTCTGAGCCAGAAGCAAAAGTATCTGTAGAAGGTGCTCCTGCCGATATTCCAAAAACTGACTATAAACCCGCAACTGGATTGACAACACCACAAGTAACTGAAGGTGGTGCAGCATTGATGGCTCCAACTTCTCTTCGTAAAGAAGTTCCAATAGCCAAACAAACATTTGGATTTGACCCATCTCGTGTTAATAAAGTACCAATGTCAGAATATGGTTCTAATATTGCTAAAGGTGCTGCTACTGGTGGTGCTATTGGAGGATTAATTGGTGGTTTTACTGGCCCAGGAGCATTAGTTACTGGTGCTGGCGGTGCTGTAATGGGTGCCGCATCTGGATTAGCTGAATCTGTTGCTAAAGATTTAGGTTATGGCACAGGTACACAAACACTTGCTGGATTAGCTACTGGTATGCCAGCCCCAGTGAAATCTACAACAGACTTTTTAGTTAAGTCCAAATTAGCTCAAAAAGTATTTGGTATGGCTGAAACTGCGGCTTATACAATGATGCCTGGAGTAGCTGGTAAAGTTGCAAAGTTATCTAAGTTTATTCCTCAAGGAGAAGCAAAACTTGCGGCTCGTGATGTTGAATCTGCATTAGGTACAGAAGCTAAAACTGCTGGTGTTAAGGTGTCTACTGACCCAACAAGTGAAACATATAAGTTTACTCAAGAGTTACAAGCACAACATGGAAAAGACGCAACAGTTAATAAGTTATATGAAGACGCTAAAGCTGGATATGACGCAGCATTAGCTGAAAAAACTGGTGCAGGTTTAAAAGAAGATTTGACACATATTGTTTCGGAGTTTCCTGCAGAATCTCGTGCTTCATCTGCTAAAAAGATTAAAAACCTATTTCTTGATGAAGATGGTAATGCCTTAGATGGTAATGCTGTTATCAATAACCTCAAATCAGATGAGTTCAAAGCATTAAGCAAGAATGAACAAGAGAAGGTTCGTGAAGCTGTAAACAAGTTTATTCCAGGCGGTGCTGAAAAGGTTGCACGTAACGCTTCTGAAAAAGAGTTTATTGCAAAAGCTAGAGATAATTTACCAGAGATGTTTAAAAGTAAAGATTACAGAACTATTAATACTCAAATGGGTAATTTTGGTAAAGATGAGGTTGGTCAAAAAGTATTTAAACAAGAATTGGGATATTATTTAAAAGGTCTTCCTGTTGAACAAGGGAAAACACTATGGAGTAATATTGGTGCAAATGTTAACAAAACCATTATCAAAGACCCAACGGAATTTAAAAAAGTTACTGATATGATTAATAACGCTAGAACTGACAAAGAGTTATCTCGTGCAGCAAATTTAATTATTAAAGCAACTTATGGTGCCTATGAAACACAAAGGAAGAAAAAATAATGCCTCTTAAATCAGGTTCATCTAAAAAGACTATTTCTTCTAACATCTCCAAAGAGGTGAAGGCTGGTCGTCCACAAAAGCAAGCAGTTGCTATTGCTCTTTCTAAAGCTAGAGCAGGTAAACCACCTTCAGGCAAGACTAGAAAGAAAATGAAATAATGCGCATATTATTGCTTGACCCTGCAGGAGCATTGGTTGACTTTGGTATTCGTGCTCTTTCCGAAGGACACGAAGTTAAACAATGGATTAAGCCCCACGGTCAGGAGCGTTCTAAGATTGGCAAAGGACTTATTGACCAAGTTCAGAACTGGCAGATTCATGCCAAACAAGCAGACCTAATCGTATTATCGGATAACGCTTTTCAAATGCGGGAACTAGAAAAGTTCCATGAAGAGGGTTACCCAATTATTGGTACTAATATGCTTGGCGCCAAGATGGAACTAGACCGTGATTATGGTCAAGACATTATGAAGAAGGCAGGACTTGCAGTTATCCCTTCTTTTGAATTTAAGGACTACAACAGTGCTATCGACTTTGTTAAAGCTAATCCCAAACGATACGTCTCTAAACCCAGTGGTGATGCAGACAAGGCTCTATCTTATGTATCTAAATCTGCAGCAGATATGGTCTTCATGCTTCAACGATGGAAAGAAACAGGAAAAAGAAGAGACTTCATCCTCCAAGAGTTCGTCCCGGGCATCGAGTTCGGAGTAGGAGCTTGGATAGGCCCTAATGGATTTGGTAAGAACATCCTTGAAGGATTTGAGCACAAGAAGCTCATGTCAGGTAACTATGGATGTAACACAGGTGAACAGGGAACTGTTATCAAATATGTTACTAAATCTAACTTGTTTGATGAAACCCTCAAACGCTTTGAAGATTACCTATGCTTTATTGGACATACTGGCTATGTAGATTTAGCCTTTATTGTGGATGAAAAAGGTGAACCTCGCCCCCTAGAATGGACAATGCGTAAAGGTTGGCCTTTATTTAACATTCAACAAGCCCTTCACAAGGGTTCTGTCGTAGATTGGATGGTTGACTTATTAAATGGCAAAGATACTCTCAAAGTTAGTTACGACACTGCTACTGGTATCGTTATCCCTATTGGGGATTACCCTAGGTCTAAGACTACGGGGCGTGACCATACAGGATTTCCTATCTATGGTTTACCCGATGAATTAACTACCGACTACGCCTTATGTGAGGTAATGGTTGGTAATGCCCCTCAGAACGACGAGAACGGGGTTACAGAGCGTCCTTGCCTAGTGACGGCAGGTGATTATGTCTTAGTGGCAAACGGGGTAGGAAAGACCGTTAAACAAGCCTGTGAACGTGCCTATAAGAACGTTAAGAAAATTGATATTCCTGACTGTATTAACGTAAGAGATGACATTGGCGAAGGTATGGAGCATCAAATTCCTGCACTGCAACAATATGGCTATGCTGAGAATTGGAAGTATGAAGAGGATTCAGAGGAAGAATAATGGCTGTCAATCCATTTACCAACCTTCCTCCACCACCTCCTACTAACCAAGGTGTAGATACCCGTCAGTTTAGGGATTGGTTTTACCAAGTCTTCTATAAGACTAACGGAAACATTAATGGTCTTGGGACTTTATCTACACAAAACTCGGATAATGTATCTATTACTGGCGGTAACATTGCCAATACAAATCTATCCAATATTAAGACTCCAGGACTTACTGGATATTTGTACGGTAACAACACAGGAGCAGTTACAGCCTCTACTACAATTCCTTATTCAGCAATTACAGGGACACCAACTGGATTGTCTGTCACAATTACTACAGCAAAATTAACACTTACTGGAACTAATGGTTCCATGACATTTACCAACGGAATTTTAACCGCCCAAACTCAAGCAACCTAATTATGTCCAACGCACAATTTCCCCTAACAGACGACCAACTTGAAGAACTTGTAGAAAGAGTAACTGAAAAGGTGATTAAGAACTTTTATACCTCTGTAGGCGAATCTGTCGTCAAAAGGGTGATTAAGCTAATTGGTATGGGTGCTGTAGCACTTTTACTATGGGCTGCAGGTACAGGACATATCCCTTTTAAATGAAAAAACCAATGCACCGTTCCAAAACAATGTGGTTTTCTTTCGCATTGGTAGTGTTCGGGGCATTATTTGATAACTTTTCTAGTATCCAAGGAGTAATCAGTGACCGTTACTATGGCTTTAGCTATATTATTATTGGTATATTGGTTGCTATCCTAAGATTCTTAACCACCAAGCCGTTAGACGAAAGATAATGTTTCCACTAAATGTTACAACTTACATCAAAGCTGGATTGGTTGTTATGGTACTTTGTGGGTGCGTGTATCTTGGCTATGGCTATGAACATTCACGATTTGTTGCATATCAGGAGCGTGTTGAAGCAGCAGGAAAAGCGCAGGAAGCAGAGAATTCTTCAAAAGATAAACAAGCAGCACTCATCACCTCTGGAGTAAAGAATGAATATGAAGCTAAGTTGGCTAATCTTAGGAACTTTTATGGTAGTGGGTTGCACATCAACCCCAGTGGCAGTAAAACAGAGGGAATTTCCACAGCCCCCTCAGGAACTGATGCAAGTACCGCCTACTCAATACTTATTGGACAATGCAGTCAAACCACGCTAATGCTCACTGAGCTTCAAGCATGGGTGAAGGCCCAAGTAGCCCTTTAAACCATTTCTAGAGAACGAATACGGACTTCTGATACTCGTTTGCTCCAGCCCTTTCCAAATACTGGGAAAGTCTTTAATGATTCTAGGAATGCTTGTCGTTTATCACAGAACTCATTAATTGCAGTAACTGGGTTAAGTTGAGTTATAGCACTAACAGTATTATTACCGATAGCACCATCAGCAAAAACGCCCACGATTTCTTGGATAATTTTCGCTGACCTATTAACACCACTATTGATAGCACAATCAAAAAGGCAATAATCAAGTCCCGAAGGAATAGCATCTCCGTGTATGGCATCCCAGTACCTCTTTTTGTATAAAGGTTTTACATCTTCTTTAGTTAAGGCTTTCATATCGTCTACAGACACTTTATGACCAATATAGCCTTCCCATACTGCTTGAGTACATCCCCAGTTAGTAGCCCCTCCTGGGTCAAGTTTGTTGTCAACGTAGCCTCCTTCGTTCACAATCACTAGGTCAAATGACTTATTCCAATTACGGTTCACTTTTTCTTCCTTTTAGACTTTTGCACAGGGAAAGGAATTTCGTCATCTCTAACCTTGTATTCATCAATTGCTTTGGTAAGCAGACTAACAAGCCCCCACTGTACGAGTGTTTCAAGCCCTTCTTTATCGAAATCAACTTGAGCGTTGGCTGAACCATCTGCATTTTCCTTAATGATTTTGACTTCTATCTTCATACGCTTATCACATCCCCTCGAAAGAACACCAATCCATCATCTTCACTAATGACTTGTACAAGTTCTGGCGGCATAAGTTCTCCATTGACAAACGTAAGTATTGCGAATCCTGAACGCCAGTTGACGGGCGAATCTTCCGTGTAGATGTACTTGTCTCCTCCAATTGCCGACATTGTTCCTGTGTCAACGCCATATCTGTCACCTGTATAATCTGACCACGGAGTCACTTTTAGGGAATGTAAGTGCCCCGTGACCATTGAGACCCCCGATTTCAGGGTATTGTTAAACACTCCATGTTGACCATTATGCCAACGGTGCTTAATCATACAAGTGTTATTGACCATTAGAGACCAAGAATATGTCCAAAGAGGCAAGTGGTCGGCTAATGCCATTCCAGGTACACCTTCATACTGTCCTAGAACATTAGATAGTTTCCCATCAAAACGAAGGTCGTGGTTACCAATGGTGCGGTGCATAAATGCTCCTGCAGGACGAACCTTCTCAATGTCTCCTAGTCTGGCTTGGACTTCTTCTAGTTCTTCCTTCACGGTTGGAGTCTTATCCCACCCAATCCTATTGTGTTGACTGATTGTGGCGTTATCCATAATGTCTCCATTAAGGACTATTCCGTTAGGTTTTAGTTTCTTGATGAGATGGACAAATGCTCTATGGGCGGTACTGACATATCCAGGCCAATAGTGGCAATCAGAACCCACAATAATCAATCCATCTTCCATAGACAGATTAGTGCGGACTTTGTTCTCTGGAATAGTTAATCTTTGACTTGGCTTTTCTTTTGCTTCTAATTTAATGTTGTATTTCTTTTCTAGTCTACTTCGTCGACGCATTAGGTTACGAAGGTCAATATCTAATATTTTTGCTAATATAGTTCCTGATTGATGTTTATTCCACAGTTCTATAAAATCTTCATCGCTGCATCTTGGTTGCATTTTATTCGCCTAATTTATATGTTTTGACTGGTTCGTGACTTTTTAAGTCCACATTACACGCCCATTTAACAGCTTCCTCTGCACTTAATCCCATTCTCATACAAACCTCTGCAGCCATTGAGCCACTGCCAATTGCCATAAAAGTTCTAACTCGTTCCCATTCTAGGTCATCTCCACAAGAGAATAGACCCTCTTCTGTTAATTTTAAGAATGAACTATCTGCTTTTAGTTTTGGTTTTGTCTTGTGTTTCTTATTAATATATTCAGAAACCTTTTCTCCATCCACCCAATTACCTGCAACTCCAAGATAACCACCTTCTATTGCAATAATCTTATCTTCAAAATATTTAATACCTGAATCATCGTCTGAAAACTGACTGTCTGCAACTAATTTTTTATTAATCCAATCGCCAACAATAGTAGTCATATCATTCTCGTTAGGTGAGACCAATCCGTCTCACATTGTAGGTGAGACCACAAGCGTGACGGAGGGGAGCCGTCAGGGGGAAGTGGGGGATGAATGCCTGTGGTCTCATTTGTTAGTTTAGTTTAAAAAGCAACATTACTCCATACGGGGCAGAATTTATTTACACTGCAGTAATCTTCACAACGCCTATAAGTAGCTGGACGATGCTCCCAGAACTGGTCTGTGCCGAGTGTAACACCCTCTTGTGACGGATATAGCTTGATGGCTCGTTTGCCACCCTTCTTCATTAAAGCAAATTGTTCAGGAGTAGCCCATCTTTCCTCATCATTACAAATTGGGGGTTCAGATAATTGATGAAGTGCAATACGCTCTTGTACATAAGCCTCTGCCTCATCTAGTGTCCACATACGGATAGGAAGGGTCAGAATCGGTCTTGCAGGGTACTCTGGGTTCTTCTGTTGCTCACGGGGTCTCCAGTCTCTGAAAATGGCTGTAATGCTCAATTTAGTGACTTCTGTGCCATTCTTATGCAATAACCATCTCAGGACGTTTAACTGGCGTTCCCACTCGATTTTGCCACTAGCAGCGAATACTGAGGTCACCTTGTAATCAGATAGGTGAGAACCCTCTAAAACGTCGAATGCGCCCCCTAATTTCCATCCCAGTACCTCGGCATAGACTCGCTCCTCCCGACGCACTGTAGACCCCTTATAAGCCATTTCAAGCAGATGATGGACACTACTTCCAAACAACGCCCAAACACGGTCTGAAGCATCCTCTTCTATAGCGTCATCGTGCTTAATCCGCAACTGACGAATCAAAGGTGGTTGGATTAGCTGTGTAACGGTAATATCACTGCTACCTGGGGTATACCCTTGGTTTTGTACTGCATTGACTATTGGTTCTGGTAAATTAAATTTGTTTGTTAACTTCATTGATTCTCTCCCCTATCCACTTCATAACTGGAACTGCCATCGAGTTACCTAATGCCTTGTAGCGGTGACCGTCTGGTGATTCCCCCTTTTTCCAAGGAATAATTGTATAGTCATCCTTGAACCCCTGCAACCTCTCGCATTCCCTAGGTGTTAATCTACGGACTGCCATATTACCTGCTATAAAGGTCTGAGCATGGTGTGATTGAACACTTGGCTGCATAGCTTGTAATGCAGGAGTTACTTCTAATGGAGTAGCACTAAAGTTATTCGCTTTAGCATCTTCTCGAATACTATAAGCCTGAACCAATGGGACATTCCCACCGCCAGTTCCCCAACGACTTGTAACGGTCTGACATACTTCACCCATCTCTTTAACTCGTGAATCTGCAGGATGAGTTTCATACGCAATCATATTGAATCCATCGGCTCTACTGTAGTCGTTGCAAGTTGTTTGGAGACGGTGAGCAAGGCTTGGTATAAAAGTTCTGGCAACTTCTTGTTTCGTACTTTTGCTCTTCTTAGTATCCCCGCACAGGCTTTCGGACTCAAATAATACTCTGGCCGCAGATTCCCAGTCTCCAAGACATCCGACAACAAACACTCTTCTGCGTCTTTGTGGGACTCCAAAGTATTGAGCATCAAGCACCCGATATGACCACCCATACCCGATTTTGACCAACGCCCCGAGAAAGGAACCAAAATCCCGTCCACCATTTGAACTGAGGACACCTGGCACGTTTTCCCATACGAACCACTTGGGTCTAAAGTGGTCAAGAATTCCGACATAGCTAAGGGCAAGGTTCCCCCTTGGGTCTTCAAGTCCTTTTCTAAGCCCTGCAACACTGAATGATTGGCAGGGAGTTCCTCCGACCAAAAGTCCAACTGATTCAAGATTCCACTCCTTATATTTATTCATGTCCCCTAAATTTGGAACAGATGGATAATGATGTTTAAGCACAGCACTTGGGAATGGTTCAATCTCAGAGAAACCTACAGGTTTCCAACCAAGACTTTTCCATGCACAAGTAGCAGCTTCTATTCCACTACATACTGATAAATAATTCATCCCTTAATTCCCCTTAAAGGTGGGGTACTCGCTTCTTTACGCTTTCCCCCGTAAAACTAGAACGGCACTGTCTCGTCTTCAATTACAGGCTCATCATGTGAGCTAGTATTCTGTGGAATACCATTTTCTTCTAGTTCTTTGCTCATTAGAATCTTCTTCTGAACATAGCTAGACAGTCCGTCAAATACCTTTTGGTCAAAAGTGCCAATATCAAACTTGACGGCAGGATTAACCAACTCAGGACTAGGCATACCTTTAGGTAAAGCCATGATTGAACCTACGTTAGCGTAGACCTTAGAGTTGTCCTTAGATGGCTTATGTACGATACCTAACAGACAAGGAGCACCCAATACATTCTCAAGACTAAAGTTACGCAACTCTTCCGCACTAAACGGACGACCACGCCATGCTTCCAAGTCTTTCCGTAGATTGGCCTTGTCTCCGATTGAAGCCGTGTACTCTCGTGAGATTGAGAATGGACGACCATCACTCATCATTTCGTTTAGTTCCCAAGTGATACGAACTTTAGGGGCTACTTTAGCTTCACCTTTCCATTCAAAAGTCTGATGACCTAAATCAATAATTTGGTAGCATCGTGCAGCAAAACTTCCTGATGGACAATTTTCAAAATCACCACCACCACCGTTACCTGCGTTGACTGTTAAGCTCATTTTCCTAATTCCTTTTCTAATTGTGCAATGACTTCTTTGATTTTTTCAATATCGTTTGTTACCGACATTAACTGCCAT